ACTCACTTTAAAATCAATGTTAAACTAACCCTCATCACGAGGGTTTTTTAATGAACAGAAAAGTCATACGCACCACAATCCGAATAAACGGTCAGGATCAAATCTGCACAAGCGAGAACGAATACAATCAATTGCAGTCTACTGGATTGCGAGTGTCTTGCAATATCATCAATGGCAATGGCGCAGTATCACCAACAGCTAATATTCAGATATACGGCTTAGCTTTAGACAAGATGCTCAAGCTCATGCGGATCCAATGGAATACAATGGGCGCGGTACAAAACACAATACTGATTGAGGCAGGCGAAGAAGGCAGCGAACTATTCAAGGTCTACAGTGGCAATATCACTTTCGCTAAAATAGACATGGCTAATGCGCCAAACGTATCACTCAACATTGAATCTCAATCCGCTATTGTGGATTCATTGCTTCCTGTTCAATCTAAAATATTTGAAGCGAACACCGATGCGGCAGCAATGATTGAAGATATTTGCAAAGACATGGGATACCGATTTGAAAACAACGGTGCATCAAAGATCATTGCAGATGGTGGTACATATAATGGCACACGAATCAACATGATAAAAAGTATTGCCGATGCTGCCGACTTCGATTTATATATCGAGCAAAACAATATTGCCATTTGCCCCAAAGGTGGTCCACGCAAAATCCCTGTACCAATAATTTCACCAAAGACTGGTCTTGTTGGTTATCCAATCCCTGACGTTCGCGGTGTGTCATTCAAAGCCTTTTATGATCCACTTATTCGATTTGGCGGACTGGTTGAAATTCGAGATAGTGTTTTAGGTGCAACCGTCAACCGTCAATGGCGAATTTTTGGCACAACCGTTACAATAGAGGCTAATTTAGATGGTGGCGCATGGTTTATTGACTGCAATGCCGCACCAGTGGGGAGTGAATATGTCGCTATTGCAAGATAATCAACCTGTTTTAAATGCACGACCTGAGCAAACAGTGGCAGGCGCAGCGCAAGACATGTACATCATCAACAATCTGATTGCAAATATTCACACGATGATGCCTGTTAAGATTTTGAGTGTGACTGTTCCGCCTGACAGCCTTGCCCCAATTGGGCGCTGTGAAGTTCTGCCTTTGGTTCAACAAATTGACGGCTCAAATAATGTTTATCCGATGGGAAAAATTATTAACGTGCCTTATTTGCGTGTGCAGGGTGGCTCGAATGCTATCGTGATTGATCCACAAGTGGGCGATGTTGGTTTGTGTGGATTCTGTGAGCGTGATATTTCTATCGTGAAAAGGACTGGTGAGTTATCCGCGCCTGACACGCGTAGAAAATATAACATCAATAGCGCAGTCTATATGTTCACAATGATGTCGGGAGCACCTACGCAGTATATTCATTTCAAATCATCGGGGATTGATATTAAAACAACTGGCGACTTGAACATTAACGGCTTGATTATCAAAGCAGATGGCACACTGATCACGAAGGATGGTGATACGGTTGATAAGCATAGTCACAGTGGCGTACAGTCAGGCGGTTCAAATACTTCGCCTTTAGGGGGTTAATCAATGGCACGCACACTATTCTTAATGCCAGACACATGGGACTTAGCACTCGATGTTGAGGGCAATATAGCATCTGCAACAAGCACATATCAGCGAGCACAGGATATTTGCTCCGCTTGTCGTGTATTCCGTGGTGATTTGTATTTCAGTAAATTGGAAGGCATCCCCTACCGTGAGTCAATTTTAGGCAAGAGCGCCTATCCAATCGGGCTGTATCGGTCTGAATTAAATCGTGCTGCATTATCCGTAGGGGGTGTTGTTTCTGCTAATATTAAACTTAATCAGTTAAATAACCGGATATTGACAGGCATGATCGAATTTACCGACATTGAAAATAACACGGCAACGGTGGCGCTATGATCCCAAAACCAACAGTTACCGATAAGGGGATTATTGCCCCTCCAAGTGAGGAAGTGCTACAAGGTCTTTGGGCTATGTTTGTGGCTGCTTTCGGTCCTGATATTGCCCAAGTGCTGAATACACCACAAGGGCAAATTGCAACCTCTGTTACCGCAACATTACGTGACCGTGATGATCAAATGGTTCAGCTTATGAACCAGATTGACCCACAATATGCGACAGGCATTTGGCAAGATGCTATCGCTCGATTGTATTTTTTAACTCGACAAGGTGTTACACGCTCTACAGCACAAGTTACCTTTTTTGGCTTAGCAGGCTCGGTCATTCCGCAGGGTTTTCAGGTTCAGGATCAGGCAGGCAATGCTTGGGTGTTAAAAGCACAAGCGACTATTTTGCCTAGTGGTGAGGTTAGCGCCATTGTCGAGTGCCAAACTGTTGGGCCTATTTCAGCATCACCAAACACAATTACTATTATTGTTCAAGCGTTGGCGGGTGTTGATCGTGTAGAAAACCCAAATGCAGCAATTACAGGCAGAGCGGAAGAATCACGAGATGATTTTGAGATTCGTAGACAAGAGTCAGTATCGGCAAACTCTAAAAATACTGACAGCTCAGTTCGCGGATCAATAGCCAACCTTCCCGATGTTTTAGACGTTTGGGTAAAATCCAATCACACTATAGCACCGGTAACAATGGGTATTACGAACTATCCAGTTTTGCAACACAGCATATTGGTTTCTGTTGTTGGGGGTGATGATTACGATATTGCGGAGCAAATTTTAATTAAAGCAGGTTCGGGCTGTGGATTCACCGGAAACACAGAAATAACGGTTACTGACAATGATGCCCTTGCTGTTACACCGCCACAATACGATATTAAGTTTTTACGACCAACATCAACAACAGTAAAATTCAAGATTGCTTTCTTTGATATTACACAGCTTTCATTTCAAAATCAGCAAGCTATTAAAAATGCCATCTTGACCGCGTTAAGCTCAGGTAGAACAAGGGCGCGTATCGCTCAAAACTTACGTGCTGTACAGTATGTGTATGCGGTGACAAGCGTAACCGATCTTGAGTTAGTTTCAATTGAAGTCAGTCTTGATGGTGTGTCTTGGGTAGACCGCTTAGAATTTGGCGTGGATCAATTCCCTGTATGTTCACTGGCAGATATTGAGGTGGTTTAATGTTTAGAATTGAAGACACTATCTCATCACAATATGCAAATAGTCCGCGCTTGATGTTGATCATTCAAGAACTGCATAACGCGATTGACCCAACCAAAAACATACAAGACTTTTATCGCATCATGTGGAACCTTGAAACAGCACAAGGGGTTGGGCTTGATATATGGGGGCGCATTGTCGGTATTGGGCGAAATGTTCCACTCCAAAACCCCGAAGAAGAATCTTTCGGATTTCATACAGACTTGCCTGAGCCAAAGTTTACGCCTTTCAATGTCGCGCCATTTCGAACCGATTCGGGTGGTTTTAATGCTTACTCACTTCCTGATAGTCTCTATCGAAAATTGATTTTTGCAAAAGCATTTGCAAATATTATTTTAGCAACCGCACCAAACATTAATAAGTTGCTAAAAATTCTACTTGAAACCCCATCTGTTTATTTATTGACAGGCATCATGCAAGCAAAGTATCAGTTTCAAGGTCGGCTATCTGCATTTGATCGAATGATTGTATTTCGACTTGGATTGCTTCCAGAGCCTTGCGGGGTGGCGGTAGAATATGAAGAAATATTGCAAGGATTCCCATTAAACGGAACGATATTGCTTAATGGCACAGCACAACTAGGAAATTAATAAATGGCAAACCCTGAATTAATACTCACTCCATTCGCCCAAGATGGCGAAAAAAACCCAATCCCGCTAGAACTAAGTATTGGCGACCCTGTTTATCGCGCATCATGGAAAGTGGGATTTCCGCCTGATACACGGATACCAAAGGACATTGGTGGTGAACCACCTGACGGCTTAGATATTAATGGCATCTTAAATGTCTTATCGCAAGCTATTGTATTTATGCAGAGAGGAAATGGCTATCGGTTTGATTCAAATCTTGCACCCTATCCTATTGGTGCTTTGGTGCGATCTAGTGATGATTTAACGACTTTCCAAAATACAGAACCATTAAACAGCAATAACCCAAATAGCAATATGACTGGGTGGCGCGTATATAACGGTTCTGGTTTTATTGTTGATAACTTAACAACAAATGATAGCGCAAGGGCTTTGAGTGCTGCACAAGGTAAAATCCTACAGGATAACAAGCTAGAATCGAATAAAGTTGGTGTCGCAAACGGTGTGGCTTCACTAGATGCGAATACAAAAGTTCCTATTATTCAGCTCCCAAATGCAAGCACAACAGCTATTGGTGTTGTTCAATTGAACAATACACTAACAAGTGTAAGTACAGCCCAAGCAGCAACAGCAGCACAAGCCAAAGCCCTGAATGACAAGATGCTTGGGGTGGGGCAAATTTGGCAAAATGTCTTATCTGTTAGATCAATTAATACAGATTACATAAACAATACAGGGAGACCAATTCAGGTATCAATCTGGCAGAGTTCGGACACAAATCCCTCCTTGATTGTTGATGGTGTCACAGTGGCGTCTATTGATGGAACATCGGGATCGGTTGGCGTCCAAGCTACAGCAATCGTTCCTAGCGGGAGCACTTATAGGGTCACTGCATTGGTTAGTGGTTGGGCAGAACTTCGTTAGAAAACCGCCTTGCTTTTGCAGGGCTTTTTAATGACTACAAAAAATAAACATATTGCTTTATCATAAGTAAAACTTATATAGGGGAAATTTAGTGATCGAGTTTAACTTCGATTGGGGGGCGGTGCTTACATACTTGACGGTATTTGTGATGGCTTGTTTTGGTGGTATCGTTGACTTTTTAGAAAAACTGCACAGAGCAAAAGTTAAACCTCCCATGAAGACAGTATTATTTAATTTATTAGTAAAATTGACAAGTTCCTCTTTTGCAGGACTTATCATGTTTTGGTTTTTGCAATCGAGATCAGAAAACGGAATTGTAATTCTAAACGGATGGTCTGCAATCTCAATTTCAATTTCAGGCTATCTAGGCATTACAGCTTTAAATATTTTTGTGTCAATATGGCGTACAGCTTATGATAAAAGGGGCGGTAAGTGAATAGCAAAATTATATTTGATTATCTTAGAGAACTGAGAGGCGGGGTATTAACGCAAGCGCAAGTGATTGCAACTGATAAGCTATTATCAATTGATTTCGATGCAGTCAAAAATATGCTTGGTATTCCTGAATCAATGTTGGTTAGCAATAAAGGTGTTGACTTGATCTGTGAGTTCGAAGGAGAGCAACTTATCGCTTATGATGATGGGGTTGGCATTTGGACTATTGGATTTGGGACAATTAAATACCCTAATGGTGTTCGTGTTAAAAAGGGAGATACATGCACACTTGAGCAAGCCAAAGAGTACATGCGCCATGATTTAATTGAATTTGAGCACACGGTCAACAGCTCTGTAAAAGTTCCATTAAATCAGAACCAGTTTGATGCTTTAGTCTCTTTAGCTTACAACATCGGGTCAAGCGCATTTAAAAGCTCAACACTGGTTAAGAAGCTAAATTCTGGTGATTATAAAGGCTCAGCAGATCAATTCAATGTGTGGGTCAATGCAGGTGGTAAGCGTATTCAGGGCTTAGTGAATCGCAGAGATAGGGAAAAACTGTTATTTTTAAGCTAAAGAAAAGCCCTTGGTTAAGAGGGCTTTTTTATTGGTCTATGTCAGAGAGTAATGAATTGGAGCGAATGGAAGATCATCATCTAATTCACCGCCACCGTTTTGAGGTTGATATGGTTGTTGCGGTTTCGCTGTATAGCTATTTTGTTGTTGCTGTGGTTTTGGTTGCTGTGCTTGCTGTTGATTATTTCCGCTTGCACTATCCAACATTTGCAATTGGCTGCCTTTTATCTGTGTAGTGTATCGCTCTTGACCGTTTTGGTCTGTCCATTTGCGAGTATTCAAAGAGCCTTCGATATAAACCTTAGATCCTTTTTTTAGATATTGCTGTGCAATTTCGCCAAGTCTGTTTTGCAGCACAATGTTGTGCCATTCGGTTTGTTCTTTGCGTTCACCACTATTTTTATCAGTCCAACTTTCAGAAGTTGCAATACTGAATTGAGTCAAAGACCCACCATTTCCAAAGGTCTTGGTTTCAGGGTCTTTACCTAGTGTACCAACAAGAATTACTTTATTTACGCCACGCATAATTTACCCCTTAATTAAATTTACCAACATTCTGTACAGCCCAAACACCAAAGTCATCAAATGCAGACTTGCGACCTTTCATATATGTTGCATAGAATGAAAGATAATGCTTGTTTGTTCGTTCATCTTTGAATTTCAGAATACGCTTTTCACACGGTTCATTATCGAGGTTTAGATTCAACTCTAAAAACTCGGAATGCTTTTTAAAAAGCTCTAGCATCAATACATCTCCATAATCTGATTAACAACATCGTTAATCTGTTTGTTGTACTTTTCAATTAAGGTGTTAAGTTTTTCAAGCTGTGCCTTGCGTTCTTCCGCATACACACGTTTGATGAAAATTGGTAGGTTTGAACAGTAAGCGATAAAGTCTATCCAATTTCTATCAGAACACAATAGGCCACCATCCAATTGGTCTAAATGTTCTTTAGGTATTTCGCCTGAGCGCAAGATAGAAATTTGAACCTGTGGCTGTTTTGCTTTGATTTCTACTAATCCATGATCGCTGACAATACCGTCAGGACTATAGCCAAAACCTAAGTTTTTAATAAAGCTGACTTCTTCAACTTCATGTCCTGTCTTTTGTTGGTACAGGTCACGCGCAATAGGTTCTAGCTCATGACCGCGTTCTGTCCACTCGTTGCCTGCAAATACCGAGCTAGGTTCGCCAGTGATACGCTCATAAGCCAAACCGTTAATGTAGGTCTGCGCCCCCGCACCATCAGCACGAATGGTTTTGATTTCAG